AGAGGTGTTTGACGTAGGATGAGCACACCAACAAACACAGTTACAGAATTACAAAAACCTAATCCATCAGAGATTATTGAGTTATTTGAAGTACATTTAGATCAAAGATTACATTATGCAGATTGGGAGGCAAATAAAGCTTATACGGCTGGTGATACTGTAAGTTCAACAAGTTTAGTTTTAGATAATAGCTTTCCACCACAGGGCATGGTATTTGAATGTACATCTGGTGGCACAAGTGGCGGTTCTTTACCTGGTGGATTTGCTTCTGCTTCTGAAGGTGGCACGATAACTGATAACGGTGTTACTTGGACTGCAAAAAGACCGATAAAAAGATTTCATGCTGGTACTAATTTAAAAACAACAACCACCTTACATGAAGCTTCTATACATTTTGGAGGAAAAGTATATGAGCCTTTTCCTGTTCAAACAGAAGGTTTTGATATGACTTCAAAAGGTGCTTTACCAAGACCACGTTTAACTATTAGTAATTTAAGTCCAAGTCTTTCTAATACATTTACTGTTGCAAATGGTGGTTCTGCATTACCAGCAGGTACTATATCTGCAATGATGCTTGAGGTAAATAAAATTACAGTAGGAAATGATCTTATAGGCAGCACTTTGGTTCGTATAAGAACTCTTAGAAAATTTCTTGATTCTGATAATTTTAATTCAACAAATGCAACAGCAGATTCTACTCAGAAGTTTCCTGATGAAATTTATATGATTGCAAGAAAAACATTAGAAAATCAAGAAATAGTACAATTTGAATGTGCTTCTATGTTTGATATGGCAGGTATTAAAGCACCAAAACGTCAAATTTTACCAAGTGAGTTCCCTGCGATTGGTGAGTTCTTTCAATGATATGGCAGGATAAAGCATTAGAACACGCAAAACAAGAAGCACCAAATGAAGCTTGTGGTCTTGTTTATATGTTTAAAGGTAGAGAAAAATACGCACCAGCAAAAAATATTGCAGTTGATAAGTTAAATCAGTTTACTATCGACCCAAGGTCATGGGCTGAAACACAAGATAAAGGAGATATTGTTGCAGTATTTCATAGCCATGTTAATTGTGATGCAACACCATCTGATGCTGATAAATACTCTTCTGAAAAACAAGGTTTAAAATACTATATTGTTAATCCAAAAAGTAATGAATGGCAAAGTTATGAACCAGTTGGTTATAAAAATAGCCTGATTGGTAGACCTTATGTGTTTGGAGTGTATGATTGCTGGAGTCTTGTAAGAGATTATTTTAAAGAACAGGGTATTACATTAAGAGATTGGGTAAGACCTGCTAATGAAGATGATTTTATAAAAAAACCAATGTTTGAAGATTGTTTTGAAGCAACTGGTTTTCGTGAGTTAAAATATAACGAACAGCTACAGACAAATGACTGTTTATTGCTTAGTATTTATGGTAACGGTCTTAACCATATTGCTGTATTTATTGATGGAGAAGTTTTACATCATATACAAGGAAGGCTGTCAGGTCGTGAGCCATATAGTGAATGGTTACAGAAATGTACTGGTAGGAGGATAAGATATGTTGCGTAAAATAAAATTATATGGGCATTTAAGAGAACATACAGGTTTAAAAGAAGTAGAAGCTTATGTTGATAGCGTAAGAGATGCTGTTAATTTTCTTACTTGTAATTGGCCTAAATTAGAATCTCAGATTGTACAAAATAATTATCATGTTTTACTTGATAAAGAGTATATAGGAGAAGAAGAATTGTTATATCCTATTGGCAATGCAAGCATAAGTTTTATACCAGTTGTAGAAGGTAGCGGTAAATTTGGAAAAATATTAGCTGGTGCTGCTTTGATAGGAGGTGCTTTTTTGTTTTCTCCACTTAGTTTTGCTAATTTTGGAGCCACTTCTGTTGGTTTCGGTTCTGCTGCTGGAATTGCAAAGGGTTTTGTATATATTGGAGGTGCTTTAGTTTTACAAGGTGTTTCAGATCTTTTAACACCAACACCTGAAATACCTGAAGCAGATCAAGATCCTAAATCTTCTGCGTTTACTTCTCCTTTAAACGTTAGTATGCCTGGAATACCAGTTCCTTTGGTTTACGGAACAGCAATTTGTGGTTCAATAGTAGTGAGTGCAGATTTAGAAATCGAAAAAGTTGAAGATTGATGGAAATGTCTGACAAAGAATTAATTTCTGGAGCGGGTTCAAAAGGTAGTAATCCAGTAAATGCAGAAGATAATCTTAATAGTAAAGCAACTGCAAAAATACTTGATGCTATATCAGAAGGGGAAATTGCTGGTTTTGCCACTCCTTTTGAAGAAGAACATCTTTTTGGTAGTGCAGACTATGGAATAGCAGGACAAAAGGATATATTTTTCAATAAGACACCACTGTTACAACCTACAGCGAGTTTATCTCCTACGGCTGATGATTATAATTTCAACACAGAAAAATTATTTTTAGAAACTAAAAATGGCAAAGGAGATCAAGAGATAATTAAAGGTTTTTCACAAGCAAGAACTGTAGTTAGTGCCTTTCCAAATGATGATTTAAGTGATGCTGGTGAAAATAGAGTTTTAAGTTTTACTGATACAGATACAGCAAGAGTATCACAAGTGGTTGTCATTGTTGGTATTCCAGCTTTATTTGCTGCATTTAATAGTGGAGATGTGACAGGTTCAAACCTTAGATACGTTATATCAAGATCTGTTTCTGATATTAATGGTGGTGCTTTTGCAACACCTCCAGGTATGAGCATTTTAGTTACAGGAAGAACAAATGATTTATTTCAACAATTTCATACTATAAATATTCCTGATGCGACTAATACAGCAACAAGAACTATTCAGATAAAGGTATTAAAATTTAATGCTCAGGATACTAATAGTAATATTATCCAACAGGGAAATTCAGTTAAATTTATGTCTATCATAAAAGTAATTGAGACAGATAAAGAAACAAGAAAATATAATAATACAGCACTTGTTGGACTTTTTATAGACGCAGAAAACTTTAGTTCTGTACCTAAACGTTCTTACTTAGTAAAAGGTATACAAATAAAAATACCTGGTGCAGGTGCTAATGGAAGTGGTACGCCAGATGTTGACAGAAAAACAGGAAGAATAGAATATCCAACAAATTATGTTTTTAATGGTACTATGCAAGCTGCACGATTTTGTGCCTGTCCTGTTTTTGTGCTTTATGATATTTTAACTAACACTAGATATGGATTTGGAGATCAAATTTTAACACCATTAGAAAAAGTTGCTGGTGGGTTTTCTAGTGGTAATGCACAAAATATTGATTTATTCTCATTTGTAGAAGCATCAAAATATGCTAATACTCTTGTAAGCGATAGAAGAACAAATCCTACTAGTATTAGTGGAACGTATGTACAAACAGGAACTAGAGTTGTAATTAATTTTGGAACTGAATCCAAATTACAAGAAGGTGATTTAGTTAGTTGTGATTATACATCTGGTGCAGCTACAGATAGAGCAAATACAAGAGTTAGAAAGTCAAGAAATAACGGAATAAGTATAAGAGTTGCTGCTACTGACAGTGCATCAACAAGTGGTAATGTTACAGTTACAAAAGGCAATACTGAACCAAGATTTAGTTTTAATGGCGTAATTAATAAACAGGAAGATGCTTTTAAATTACTAAATAAAGTTGCTTCAGTATTTAGAGGTGCTGTTTATTTTAGTGAAGGAAAAATAAAAATTACACAAGATAGACCATCCGATCCTGTCTACTTATTTAATAGAAGTAATGTTACACAGGAAGGTTTTAGTTATGAAGGTTCAGATATTAAAACAAGAACAAATTGTGTAGTGGTTAGATATTTTAATAATACAAGTCAACAAATTGATTATGTCCAACATCCAGTAACAGCAACAGACGTACAAAATGATCCATTTGTTACTAAATATGGCGTTAACAAAAAACAAGTAGATGCTTTTGCCTGTACATCAAGTGGTCAGGCATCACGTTTGGCACGGTTTATTTATTACTCAGAAAACTTTTTAACAGAAACCTGTACATTTACCACTACTAGCGATGCAGGTGTGGTTGTGAAACCTGGCATGGTAATTTCTGTATCAGATCCAGTAAGAAGTGGTACAAGGCTTGCAGGTCGTATTACGGCAGCATCTACAACTCAAATAACAGTAGACAGTATATCTGGTATAAGTTTTTCTTCTGGTGACAAGCTTTCTGTTATTTTAGGCAATGGAAATATGGAAACAAAAGATGTAAGTGGTATATCGGGAAGTGTCATTACTGTCTCTTCTGCCTTTACATCAGCACCTAATGTAAACAGTGTTTGGCTTTATGAAAAAACAACTGCTGTGCCTTCAACATGGCGAATAGTCACTATAGAACAAGCAGAAAATTTACAATATACAATTACAGCAATTACTTATAACAGCAGTTTATATAACACTATTGAAGGTGGAACGGATGTAGAAGCTAGAGATATTACTGATTTAGATGAAAAAATAGCAGCACCTTCAGCATTAACTATTAGAGAATCATTATATAAACACGTTCCAAATAAAGATACTTTTGCTACTAATAATGGAAATATAAGAATCCAATTAAGAGTTGGTTGGGAAGGAGTATCTGGTGCGGTTAAATATAAAGTTATTTACACAAAAGGTGCAGATACAGGGCATGAAGATAATCCTGTTGAGGTTATTGTAAGACGCACTGAATTTGAACTACGAAATGTAGATGCTGGAAATGAATACACTTTTAAAGTTCAAAGTATTAATGCAGGTGGTTTACTTTCTGCTAATTCTGTTACTGCAAGTCGAGTAGTTATTGGAAAATCTGAACCTCCAAGTGATGTTGCCAGTCTTTCAGCAACCATAGATCCTAATGATGGTGTTGGTCTTAACTGGGTTCCTGTAGTTCCTGTTCAACCAAATTTTGCTGATTTAGATTTAGCGGGATATGAAGTAAGAAAAGGAACAGTTTGGGATAATGGTACGCATCCTGAAACAGGTGCAGCTAGTTCTGGTATAAGGGTACAGGCAACAAATTTATTTTTACCAGTTGAATTTGTAAAAGCTACTTCAACCTTCATGGTAAAAGCTTATGATACGTCAGGTAATTTTTCTACAAATGCAACATCAACAGCAGTAACTATAAATAATCCATCTGTTATTCAAAATGCTGTTACAACAGCAGAGAATGGATTTATTAAAATAAGATGGGATGCACCAGCAACAAGTACATATAAAATAAAAAATTATAAAATTACATTTAATGATGGTTCAGCAAAAACAATATTTGCAGATAGCACAGAATTTCAAACACCAGGAGCTTGGGTTGGTAGTAGTCGTGTATTTACAATTAGAGCAGTAAATATTGCAGGTAATGAAGGCACAAGTAGTGATGTAACCGTAACGATTCCAGAACCATTAGCACCAACTAATTTAACGCATAGTTTTACAACAGATTCTGTAGTTTTAAAATGGACTGAAGCTGCAAGTGCTGGTGCATTACAACCACCTGTTATTGGTTATCGAATTTATAGAAATAACGGAACAGATAGTATTGCACAGATAAAAGGCACAGAATTTACTTTATTAGTTAATGACACAAACTTTCCAAATGTAAGCGGTACGGCACAGGCAAGTTATCAAGTAGCTGCTGTTTATGCAGATCCAGCCTTTCCTACAGATGGAAGAGCATCATCAAACCAAGCGACTAGAACTATATCTATATCTGTGGCACCAGCACCTACTCCTTCATTTAGTTTTGAATTGGACTTTGTAAAAGTTGTATGGAATGAAGTAAATGGTTCTCTACCTACAATAAGATATGGAATTTTTGAAGGTTCTACGTTATTAGGTGTTGCTGATAGTAGAGAATTTACAACAAAAGCAAATTTTACAACAAAAACTATACAGATTAAAGCTTTTAGTGCAGCTTACATAAACGCAGTGGGTGACGCAGCAGCACAAGCATTATTTATTGGTACAGGTAG